CCCGGTTAAAGAGGTCATCATATTGTTCAAGGTGGAGCAAATTAATGTCTGCACGACCTTCCGGTGGAAATCTACCTTTCCTCTGATCCGCTTCCCGCTTTTTATTGATCTTATATCTCGCGGCTTTGATTGCGCTTAATATTTTCATGCAATCAGCCCAAGTAAGATCCATTGACTCTGTGTCAACACTCATTTAGTTGAGTCCATAGAACACGTTGTGTACCCAAGCATCCCTACCCTTATTGAGAGTTAGCCTCTTACCATCCCAATCATAGTACCCATGAATCTTTCTGCGCCCCGTGCGAGTGCTGATCTTAAGGATACATACTTCCCGGACATTGTCCATGTTCGCATGGGTACGCAGTACCCAATCTTTGACGTTGGCAATGGTCTTGAATACAGGTAAGATTCTCATGCGTTGTCTATCGAGATCATCCTTGTAATGGATTTGTGCTGTGTACTTAGTCATCGTCATTCTCCTTACGCATTGCTTGCATCCTATCCACATACTGACCCAAGCGAATCAGGTCAGCCTGTGCATCCTCTTTAGCCACTGCACCTGCATCAGGATTCTGAAGAACCTGACAGTAGATACGTGCGGCTGTCTCCCACGAGGGAGTCAAGTCAATCGTTGTTGTACTCATTGCCATACCACCTTTTTATACTCTGCTGTTTGGACAACGCCATTCTCAATGAGTTCTTCTAGAGACCAATAACTGTTTATGTATTCTTCCAGTTCGCGATACTCGACTTTGTCCCACGGCTCTTTACCCATGTCCTGACGTATCTCGTCAGGTGATGTACCTAATGCATCCAAATCTACCTCGACTTCGACCTCGATTGTTGCTGTAAATATAGTGTTCATAGTTTATTTCCTCTCTTGTATTGTGGTCTAGGAGAATCCCAGACCTGATATCAGATTAGCAGTATCAACAGTGAATGCGTCACCTGCTTCACCCAATGCGTCACCCTTGGCACGTAGGCCAACGATCACCTTGCCTGCTTGCACATTGGCAATGTCTGACACGTCACCATCGATAACGTCACGGTCAAGGAATCGTTTAGGCAATTCACCACGGAACACGACAGCCATAGGCACGTCAGTATCCAAGGCAAGCTCGACCTGATTCCAGAACTCAGGCTTCGGTGAGAAGCTGAACATCAGCTTGTAGTTGCGAGGCATACGCTTATGCAAACGCTTACCCAGCTTGGTGTAGTCGTAGAAAAACGCCTCACCGAACTCGCCCTCAAGATCAAGCAATGTCTCCCACTGCACATCCGATATCGTGTTCAAGCGGAACACAGGCTTGACACCCTGACGCTTGCAAGTACGGATGAACGAGTGCATCTCTTTGCGTAGCTGTGCGAGGAACCCATCACGATCAGCCATGAACCAATCAGTCTTGCGCTTACGGCCTTCGGCTACGTTAGACATTACGCCCCGGCCAGATGTAAACAGGCATGGCTTCTTGCACCCTGCGATAGTACGGGACGGACACACCGTATCGTTAGGCATCATGCTCAGCGATGCGATACGAATCAGGTCAGTACCTAGCTTGGTCTTCATCGACTTTAGCACTTTGGTGTTGCCACCGTTTGTGTTTAATAACTTACCCATGTTGCACCTCCATTTGATGCTTAAAAAAAAGCCCGCCGAAGCGGGCAAGGAGAGAATCGTTACGCCCACCAAGTGATGGGTTCAGACCAACACACTGACCACTTAACTCCGGTCAGTTTACTCAAACGCTCAGCGTGAGCCTTAGCGTGTGGCTTGAGATCCCACTCACAGGGATACATGCCCAACGCTTTCGCATCAGCAATCGCTTTCGTGATTACCGATTGACGAGGGTCAAGCGGAGTGACAGAGTAGACAGTGTTAGACATGGCGACCTCCTCAGGTCAGTGAATGTTTTTCTACTATGCAGACTTTTGGTTCCACTTGTCAACAACTATTTTTTACATACGAAGTATGTAGCTGTTGGTCTAGGATTCTCCCAGACCTATTGGGTGATCCTCACTGCATGGATACTCTCAGGCATGATGCGCACCAGACCGGCCTCGTACACAGGTTCGTCTATGTCCTCACGCCAGAAGTGAGTGAATTTGTACGGGTCATACTTGATCTCGTATAGGCGTTTGAGTGCAGGAGTCTCTCCTCCATCATTGAAGACGCTGTGCTCATCAAGATACGGAGTGATGTCTCTGCCCTTGTATGATTGAAAGACTCCGACCTTGTCTAGAACACCTCGCACCACAGCGTGTACGTTCTTGCATCGCTCACGGACGACACGCTTACGTCCCGCTTGTGAGACTACAAACTTTGAATCGTGCAAGTACACACGACAGGCATGACCTAGTACGTGCTTAGTCTGTGCGTCACGGATACTCAGCTTGCCATTGTGCAGATTGCGGTAGACTTCGACGTGCTTACTCATGCTGTTTGCTCCCTGTACTTACGATCAATAGCAATATCAATGAGACCCTCAGTACTATTCTCAAGATACCTGATGTCGTTCCACTTCTCAGGCGATAGATGCTCAGGCTCACAGCCCCATGCATCACGGTACGCATCAGCGTACAATGCCCGTGCTTGTTGCAGGGGTGTCATGTATACGAATCCAATCATGTTATTCCTCCTCCTATGGGTGACTCATTTCTGCCGCCTCTTGTCCCCAACCCTCAAGGGTCTCTTGATGATAGTTAGGCGCGAACTCCTCAATCATATTTCTAGCTTTAGTCAATCTACTAGACAGCAAAACCATAAATTCCTTCTCCGAAATCGCAGACGCATAGCCATGCTCCATGTCTGCACGACGTTCACCAATCATGCGTAGCGTCCCTTCAACCTCAACCCATGACGAATACAACGCCTGCTTGATATCGTCAGGCTCACCAAATACATTCAGCTTTTCATTGTTCATTTCAATTCTCCTCGTAGAGAGTCCGGTCTAGGACAATCCCAGACCAGATAACTTTAGTTAAAATACCGTGGCTCACCATGAAACATGATGTTGAAGCCATTGAAGACGGCAAGAAATGCCGACTCCTCTTCTGAAGTAAAGCCGGTATCGACACACTCCTCATACGTTTCCTTCATGCGCTCAAGGCAATCGAGCAAGTCATCGCCAATGCCTACACGCACACCCCAATCTTTGACTGTCTGAATTTGTTCTGTTGTTACTGCCACGGCTAACCTCCTGCCTTTCAACGATTTACATAGTACAGACCTTTGGAACCAAAAGTCAAGCACTAATTTTACCTACGGTAACTGAGGTCTAGGAATCTCCCAGACCACAGCTAGCCAATACGAACAGCGCACATGCCATCAGCCCGATTACAGACACGGCGAAGCCTACGCCCATAGTGTATACGTCATGCGCTGACTCGATGATGCTCACTCCCCCGAAGGTCAGGCATAAGCCTGACGCTCCAAGTATTCCAAAAATTATGCGGAGCATAATACGTCCCCCAGATTTTCAGCTAGTTGATTGAATCCATCTGGTGCCACAATCCAGACAGCCTCCCGGTCATCTACGATGATATCGCCTACGCTTACGCTATGCATACGCTCCATGCGCTCAATTAGATGTTCGGCTCTGCCGGAGTTCGACACTTCAAAGACCTCATCCAATGTATTTACATTGAACTTGGCGACAGGCCGATAGCCATTCTCTGCCTTCAGCAAATCCAAAGCATCAGCTTTGGTGAATGCCCTACCCATTCCATAAAGGAATGGAGTCTTCGGATAGATAGATTTCATTGTAGATGGAGAGAGTTGTAGTACGATAAAGCTCATAATCAATACTCCGTATTGTCAGTGGTCTAGGAGAATCCCAGACCTCATAACCGACAAAAGGGAGCATAAAGCTCCCCTTGTCGTCAGGTAGGAAGACTGTTACTTAACAGTCTTTTTGTAAAGCTTCCGAATGTCTTCGGAAGTAATCAATCCACTGTCAAGACCGGCTTGAACCATCTGCAAAAGCTGTGCTTTTGTCATCTTGGGATCAGTCTTCTTGTCAGAAGACTTTGACTTCTTCTTCTTAGAAGGCCGCTTCGCTGTGGTTTCACCATTCTCCCGCTTTTCAGCCCGAAGGGTTTTGACCAAAGTCTCTGGAGACTTCGACGTGTAACCTTTGGTGCCGAGCTTAGGCTCAAGCTCTGACCAGAGGTCAGCAAGAGACATCAAGATGTACCGAGTTCCGTAAGGAATCTTGCCAATCTTACGCTTTTTGACCTCTTCATTGAAGACTTTGTCTTCAGCGTAAAGACCCCGAATGTCAAGTATAACTTGACCAATATCTCTCAACTCTTTGAGTTGCTTGCTTTGTGTTTCCTCAATAGAGAAGAAACGCTTCACAGCCCAAGTCTCTCTTTTAGAGAGATCAAGACGCTTTTCTTCAGAGACAATGTCAACGACATTGACTTTGGAACCAGCTCTTTTTGAAGCCTTTGAAGGCTTGCCTTTGAAAGAACCCATTTTGACTACGTCAGAAGCTAGATTTGCCATGTTAAATACCTCGTATTTAGGTTGTGAATTTGTGTCGTCGTTGTTTCGACGCTTTCCACTATGGCGACTTTTGGTTCCAGATGTCAACAAAAATCTCAAACTTTTTTTTCACCCTTTAGGGTGGATGGTGGTCTAGGAGAATCCCAGACCTCATGAACCATACAAAGTATGAAAGGGGGGATATACTTTTCTATGCTTTAGCATAGGGATACTTGCTACTCGATTTGTTCCTTTAGGAACAGTTTTTGGTGCTTTCCGTTACCCTTTAGGGTAGCAAATGATTTGTTATCACTTGGTTTTGGATCAAAAATCTCTGATTTTACAAGCACATAGCGCACATTACGTGTATACACGGCGCATTATGCGCACATATGTGTGCAATGCGTAGCGTGACGTGCAGTGTGTGCGTGGGCCACCGGGGGTGCAGGGGTATACGTATATGGAGTTATACACAGATCAGGTTTTTTAAACTGTAAACCACTATATACATGAACAGAAACACACATGAACTATAAGTTATAAGAAACTTACTGTTATAACAAAACGGAATATCGGCCTCCGGCCTGCATACTCAGTAGAGTTATAGGGGTAAATCGCCGTACACAAACAAATGTAGAGGCATATGTGAGTGGGTACTGATAACCTTTAGCGAAATTGTCTTGACATAAAAAAGAAAATGGGTATAACTTAGGAGCGTAGCGACATACATATGATATGCAACACAGATAACTGCTACTTAACTTTTCTTGTTAAAGACATTTAGATGCTTACATATCATATGTAGCATTAGTCGCTCCTCTTTAAGCATATATTCGTGCTTTATCTAAATTACACTTGACAATACAAAAACTATAGATATAACTATGTACGCTAGAGAAGGCTTAATGGAAGCCGTATACGATTGCATTGCAAATAATGTTCCTTTAGATACCTTACACGTGCCGCACTCAGATGTATTTTATGTGCGCGAAGCATTAGAGGACCGCTATGGGCGGTCTTTCTCTTTAATGCAAGCAGAAGAATACATGAGAGAAGCAGGATGGAGTGACAGTGGCAACAACTAAAAATGTCAAACGTACTGATGGTGGCAGACTTATTTACCGTGGTGAAACTTTCAGTGGATATAACAAACCTAAGCGTACTCCCGGTGCAAATAAGAAGTTTGCCGTGCTAGCCAAGAAAGGTGATCAGGTTAAGATAGTTCGTTACGGTGATCCGAATATGGAGATCAAGAAGGATAACCCTGAAAGACGTAAGTCATTCCGTGCTCGTCACAAATGTGATACAGCGACAGATAAGTTTTCGGCCAGATACTGGTCGTGCAAAAAATGGTGATACCAAATGGCAGAAAAGAAAGACCCCAAAAAAGCATATTCAATAGCAGAAGCAAAACGTAAGGGACTTGCTACTTTTATAGGTAAAGATGGCAAGGCTAAAGCGGCAGTAACTAAAGAAGAACTAAAGAAATCTGGACACAAAACGCTTCGTGCATATCTCAATGCAAAAGGTAAGCCTGCAAAGAAAGCAGAAAAACCCAAGGGCGGAAGAGGCACACCTGCAACTGCTAAACCTAAAGGTGGAGTAAAAGGTGGGAGAGGTTCCCCAGCAACTGCTAAAGCGAAAGCGAGCGGAAGAGGCGGAAGAGGTGCTCCTGCGAGGGGAGGAAGAGGTTCTCCTGCAACTGCTAAGCCAGAAGATTCTTATTTCGTTCAGGTTATTACAGGTCAAAGGCTCAAGAAAAATTTAAAGAAAGCAGGAAAGGCACTCAAAGGCAGGAAGTTTCAATAATGAAAAGAAACGATGTAGTCAAGATGAAAGATGGTGGCATGGCTGGAGGAAAGCGTACACCTCACATGTATTCTGCTGGGGGTTCAGTCACAGACAATCTACCTAATCCCGGATTAAAGAAACTTGCACAGTCCGGTGCTAAAGGCAGAAGCGCCGTCCGTAAAATGGGCTTTGATGTCTGACATTGAAATTGAGATACGAAAGTGGTCTCGTGAATTTTTAGAAGTTCCGTGCGATAAACTAAATGGATTACCACCCTGCCCATACGCAAAGAGGGCATGGCTAGAAAACAAAGTTACGTTTTCTGTAAATACGGGTCTTAATGGCCTGATAGAACAAGTAAAAGAATACGATACACACGATTTCGATATTGTTATTTGGGCTGATGAAGAATATCCAGAAATGGAATATTTAGATGGCTTTTGTGATGGTATCAATGAGGCACTGTCAGTAGCTGGTATTGATCTTCATCTAATGTTGTTTCATCCAGACTACAGTCCCTCAGAAGCAGGTCTGCACTTTCTAGAAGAGGTAGAGTGTTTAGAAGACTCAGAACTCGATTACGCTATGGTCTTTGTTCAACGTCTGTCTATTCTGGATGATGCGGCATTAAGTCTGGAGAAAAGTGGGTACTACAAACACTTTCCAAAAGATACATACGAAAGTTTAGTTCTTGAACGAAGGAGATTACGAAATGCCCGGACATAACGGCAAAGCAAAAACCGCTAAGAAAAAAATGATGCGTGGCGGTGGTATGCCCATGAAGAAAAAGATGATGGGTGGTGGAATGGCTAAAACCGCCAAGAAAAAGATGATGGGTGGTGGAATGGCTAAGACTGCCAAGAAAAAAATGATGCGCGGTGGAATGGCAAAAAAGAAAAAGTAATTGCTAAATATTGCCGTACAAAAGTCGAAACTTCATGGCTATGGGGTTTTTGCCACATCTGTAATCAAAGAGGGTGACACAATTGAAATGTGTCCCTATGTCGTCTTAGACGATGGACAAGTTGAAGAAACTAGCATCCTCCGCGATTATTTATTTGGTACCCCATTTGAAGATGAAGAGTGTTTGCTGTCACCTTTTGGGTACGCTATGGTATATAACCATTCATCCAAACCGAATGCTGAATGGATCGTGGAAGAAGAGAAAGTAGACTTTGTCCGTTTTTTTGCTTTGCGTGATATTCAGAAAGGTGAAGAAATAACGCACGATTATGGTGTGGCGTATTGGGATAGTAGGGAAGATGAAGTGGCTTACCCGGACTTTGTTAATAGAGATGAGATTTAAGAAATGATTAACACCAATAAAAATTCTAGATTTCGTACAGTTAACAAAGAAGCGGGTACAACAGGTCAGGAAGTTACACTGTACACTTGTCCATCTAACTGTCGCACTGTCGCTAATTCTTTGTGGGTTAGTAACTCAAGCACAGGTAATGCCGATGTTGATCTTAAATTTACCCGCGCTGATACCACAAGCAATTCACAACACATGAGTTTATTAGTTAGTAAAACTTTGGCAACCGGAGAACACCTGACTTTTCCCGATGATAAGTTTATACTAGAACCAAGCGACACCATTAAATTCACTGCAACAGGCAGTAATACGATACATGTAGATTTAATGGTAACTGTTGAAGAATTTTTCTTACCATCGGATGCATTCTAATGAAGAAAGTTAAAAAGATGATGAGGGGCGGCACGGCTAAGACAAGCCCGATGAACGCTGTTAATATGGCGAAAGGAGGTACGAAGAGTCGTGTTAATGAGTCCGGCAATTACACCAAGCCCGGTATGCGCAAAAACTTATTCAACCGCATCAAAGCCGGTGGAAAAGGTGGCTCACCCGGACAATGGAGCGCAAGAAAGGCTCAGATGCTTGCCGCACAATACAAGCAAAAGGGTGGCGGATACAAATCGTGAAAGCTCCTCAACGCAGTCTGAAAAATTGGACAAAGCAAAAATGGCGTACCAAGAGTGGCAAGCCATCTACACAAGGACCGAAAGCTACCGGGGAGCGTTACCTACCGGAGAAAGCTATCAAGGCTCTTTCGTCGCGAGAGTATGCCGCTACTACGAGAGCCAAGCGGAAGGGGAAAGCCGCGGGCAAACAATTTGTAAAACAGCCTAAACGTGTAGCGAAAAAAACATCAAGGTTTCGTTAGTGGCTAAGAAAAAAGATCCCGTAACAGGAACAGGTAAAAAACCAAAGGGAAGCGGCAGAAGATTGTATACGGATGAAAATCCAAAAGATACAGTCTCAATTGCGTATGCAACTGTAGCCGATGCTAAAAGAACGATTGCAAAAGTTAAAAAAATTAAAAAGCCTTTTGCCAGAAAGATACAAATATTAACCGTGCTCGAACAACGGGCAAAAGTCGCGGGCAAACACGAACAAGCTAAATTAGCTAAATTAGCTAAAGAGCAATTGAGAAAACAAAATGCGAAAACTAACTGAGAAACAGCAAAAATTTTTAGATGTGCTCTTTGAAGAAGCAGGCGGTAGTCTTGTAGAAGCTAGAAAACTTGCGGGATATTCAGAGACACAATATACTGGTGCTATCGTAGAATCCTTAAAAGAAGAGATTCTTGAGCGTACCAATCTATATCTTGCACAGTCTGCTCCTCGTGCGGCTATGGCTATGGTTGGTGCATTATCCGATCCAACCGAACTTGGAATCAAAGAAAAGATGCAGGCCGCTAAAGAGGTCATGGACCGTGTCGGTATCATCAAAGCTGAGAAAGTACAGGTTGAAGCAACAGGCGGTGTGATGATACTTCCACCGAAACAGAAAGAATATGACAGTGAGAACTGCGGGCAAGTGGATACTCCCACAACCAAAGAATGTAATTGCGGATGAAGACTTTCTATCAATACCCAGAATAGCACGTACTATTCCGTATGGATATAAAGAAAATCCCGAAGATAATGACATGTTATTACCAGTTCCTCGTGAACTGCGGGCTTTAGAAAAAGCAAAATCACATTTAAAACAATATAGTTACAGAGAAGTAGCTAACTGGCTGAGTAAACAGACAGGCAGAAGCATCTCTCACATGGGGCTAAAGAAGCGAATAGAAAGTGAGCAATCCCACAAAAGACGAGCTTCAACTATCCGCGAGTGGGCCAGAAGGTACGAAAAGGCGATCTCCAAAGCGGAGGAGTACGAAAGGTCGAGGCTCGGCGCGAGGAAGTCGCGGGTCAGCGAAGAAGGCGATACAGAAACAGCCAAATATTGAAATTAGGACCAACCCTCAAGCAGAAGAAGAGTTTGAGCCTATTCGTCCTGAAGAACACAATATTATCTTCAAACCTAATGCGGGACCACAAACAGAGTTTCTAGCATCGGGAGAACGGGAGGTTCTATATGGAGGTGCCGCAGGCGGTGGTAAGTCTTATGCTATGCTGGCTGACCCGTTACGATTTATGGGACATCCATCTTTCAGTGGACTGTTGCTACGACATACAAACGAAGAACTAAGAGAACTTGTTTGGAAATCTCAAGAGATGTATCCAAAAATCTGGCCCGGTATAAAATGGTCAGAAAGAAAGATGCAGTGGACTGCCCCTTCCGGCGCAAGGTTGTGGTTTTCGTATCTCGACAGGGACGAAGACGTGTTAAGATACCAAGGTCAGGCTTTTAGCTGGATTGGTTTTGATGAATTAACACAGTGGCACACGCCATTTGCATGGGATTACATGCGCTCTCGCCTACGTAGCACAGCGACAGATCTACCTACATATATGAGAGCAACTACAAACCCCGGCGGACCCGGACACTCGTGGGTTAAAAAGATGTTTATCGATCCTGCACCACCGGGTAATTCATTTCATGCTACTGACATAGAAAGTAACAAAGTACTTGCTTACCCCAAAAATCATAGTCGTGCTGGCGAACCTCTATTTAAACGTAGGTTTATTCCTGCGATGTTAACAGACAACCCCCACCTGTATGAACAGGGTGATTATGAAGCGATGCTTTTGTCTTTACCAGAGCATCAACGCAAACAGTTATTAGAAGGTAATTGGGATGTTGCAGAGGGTGCGGCGTTTCCTGAGTTTGACAGAAACATACATACTGTTGATCCCTTTAATATACCTAGTAATTGGGTTAAGTTTCGCGCCTGCGATTATGGGTATGGCTCTTATTCTGCTGTCGTTTGGTTTGCTTGTACTCCTGATGAACAGCTTATTGTTTATCGCGAGTTATATGTTAGTAAGGTTTTGGCAACTGATCTCGCGGATATGGTTCTCGATCTGGAATCGGGAGACGGCAGGATCAGATATGGAGTATTGGACAGTTCATGTTGGCATCGCAGAGGCGATACTGGACCTTCGCTTGCGGAACAGATGATTCAAAAAGGTTGTCGCTGGAGACCTTCAGATAGATCAGCAGGCTCTCGTGTAGCGGGAAAGAATGAGTTACACCGTAGACTGCAAGTTGATGAGTACACAGAAGAGCCTAGACTTGTCTTCTTTAACAACTGTACAAACTTAATTGCTCAAATACCTGTTTTACCCCTCGACAAAAGGAATCCAGAAGACATTAATACGAAGGCGGAAGACCATCTCTACGACGCATTGCGTTACGGGATTATGTCTAGACCCCGCTTTTCTATCTGGGATTATGATCCCTCTCATCAGAGAACCTCTAGTTTTGTACCAGCGGACTCTAAATTTGGATACTAAATATGGAAGATCAAGAAGACATTTTTGACGCGAACGGACAGCTTTCTTTAGAGGATGTAGAAGAATCTTCTAAGGAAGACCCAGAAGTCAGAGCCTTAGTTAATTATGTAATGGAAAGATACCATAAGGCTGAAGACACTCGCCGTCAGGATGAGGAAAGATGGTTACAATCTTACCGTAACTATCGCGGTTTGTATGGTCCAGATGTTCAATTTACTGAATCAGAAAAATCGCGTGTGTTCATAAAGGTTACTAAAACAAAAACCCTAGCGGCATACGGCCAGATCATAGATGTTTTATTTGCTAATAACTCTTTTCCTATTACAGTAGAACCAACAAAGCTACCAGAGAATGTCGAGGAGTCGGTTCATTTTGATCCGCAGAAAAATCAAGCCGATGAACAACAGGGAATGCCTGTTAGTCCCTATGGTTTTGCTGGAGATGGGCAAGACTTACCACCGGGCGCAACATTGTCTTCTTTACTACAAAAAGGTTTAGGCCCATTAGAAAATAAACTGGGGGAAATTGAGGGTTTAAAATCCGGTCCCGGTGTTACTCCAAGTTCTGCAACTTTTTATCCTGCATTACAAGCCGCTAAAAAGATGCAAAAGAAGATACAAGATCAATTAGAAGAAGCACATGCGTCAAAGCAGTTGCGTTCTACGGCCTTTGAGATGGCGTTGTTTGGAACTGGAATCATGAAAGGTCCATTTGCTGTTGATAAGGAATATCCGAATTGGGATGAGGAAGGGGAATACAACCCAACAATTAAAACGGTTCCCTCTACA